GCCACTGACAACCTTTCCCTAGAGGTTGCCGAGGTTATACTTCAAAGCCTTCTTTCAACTGCGGTCTCTGTGCCGGAGTCTGTTAAGAAGGCCGCGATCGGTATATTAAGGCCTAACTTATTTTCACTTGAACATGGGATTGACTTTACGCCTACCAGAGGCCAGATGATGGGGTCTTATCTTAGCTTTCCGCTTTTATGCTTACAAAATTATATTGCGTTCGCATGGGCGGGCGGCGAAGATAAGCCCTGTCTGATCAATGGCGATGATATTCTGTTTCGATCCTCACCCGAGTTCTCAAGGGAGTGGATGGACACAGTTAAGCATCTAGGGCTTGAAGTCGAAGAGACAAAAACGAGTGTGTCCGAATCTTACGGGACTTTGAATTCGACGTTGATAGTGCGCAAGCACGGTCGTTACGTCGTTCGCCAGACCCTCAGATTCGGTATGCTTAGAGAGTGTGAGGACGTTACTTCGTTGTCGGAAACTTTCGAAAGTTTTCTCGTCGGAATTCACGGAAATCAGCGTTACAGAGCAGGAGTTGAATTTTTTAAGTGGCACTTAGGGACACTAAAGAATCAGCGTCTGACTACTCTAGAACTTGGTTTTCGAGGCGATTTGGCGTGGAGAATTACTAGAAAGTTTTCGCTCTTAATGAGTCCATTGACTTATAATGTGCCTTTCCTTGGTCCCGACCACAATGTGGTAGTGCCGAAGGATCGTTGCGTTTTTGTCAAGCCAAGCTCATTAACGAGAGAAGACAGGAAGAAGAGCGCCCGGGAGATGGCCGCAAGGAAATTTTCATGTGAATTTAAATCGTTAGCGAAAAGATCTCGTTTAGATTTCTTCTTGAAGTTGTCCGAGATTCGTCCTAGCGCTCCGAATTTCTTACCTTATCTTTCGGGATTTGGTGAGGGTTCGAAGCTCTCTAGGCCGACTTGGGCGGAGACAAGGAGATGGTATGTTATTCCGAAGATCGTTAGGGAACTTACGTTTCCTTTAATGATCGAACCGGAAGAACAATTACCGCCTTACGAGGATTTTGACGCTGGCGAATGCCTGATAGAAGTTGGAAAATTTCTTCCGAAAGAATGATGCGAGGGTCTAACGCCGTAAGACGCCACACTATTTAGCGGTCCTGCCCTACGGGCTGCTTCTTTGCCGAATCATACCGAGCGATTGGTATGATGAATCGGCGCCCCGTCTGTAGAGGTACAGATGGTGCGTTGCTTAGAAGCGTGCACGGGTTGGATGTCAGCGGTCATAGATGATAAACGTGGTTTAGCTTGGCCGGTCACCTGCAATAAGACCGAGGTGCGCTCCTGAAAGGGATGCCAAATGCTCGGAATCTCGCGGACTGGGAAAGAAGGACGT